AGCCATGTTTTCTCCTTACCTTCCTTATCAAATCTATACCTCTGTCGCCACGACAATATCTATTATTAATAGTGCTCCTTTTTATGCTAGTAATTTTAGACCATTCGGATATTGTGTGGGTTTCTCCATTAATTTCAACATACAGAGTATTCCTTCTGTTATTTGCTTGTTCTTCTGGCGTAGCCCATCTACAATTATCTGGTTCATAATTTCCATTTACGTCTATTCGGTCTAACGAAAGCCCTTTTTTGTATCCGCTTATGTTAACCCAATTTTCAAATTTTTCGATATCTTTCCACTCTTCGCAGACAACAATACCTCTCCCGCCATAAAACGGATAATTATGTGCTTCCTTTCTATAGCAACGTTCAATCATACTTTTATAGCTTCCGTACCAGCTTTTATTGTAAAAAGTTTTACCTTCAATCAACCTCATAATCCTCACACTCCTCCGCATATTCATAACTGTCCATATCATCACATTTGCAATCGCATTCTTCCTGTTTCGTACAGCAGATACAGCAATACGGTTCGCTCTCCGGACACTCTAATTTACAATATCCCATTAATCCAGTCGCCCTCCTTTTCAAAATAAATGTATCTGCTGTTTTTCTTGACCGGCTCTGATGTATCAATACAATACTTTATCTCGAGTAAAGCCTGCCAAGATTTAAGCTCTCTTAGCGTGA